GCATGGGCGGACTTCTCGCCAAGGGCCTTTATCTCACCGTCCGCGAACAGTCGCTTGCCGTGTTCGTTCACCAGCACCCTGGCGAGAAGTTTCGCCCGCATGTCCTCTCTGTTCAGTTTCACTTCCGTGCCCTTGAGTTCGTAAAGGGATGCCTCGTAGGCGTCCCGTTCACTTCCCGTCATGCACTTGATCCGCACCTTGCCGCCCCACTCGGGGACATCGATGTCCTCGTACTTCATGTCCTTTGCAGCAAGGATTTCCTCTTTTGTCAGATACATTTGCGCCCTCCAGGCTCATCAAATTACAGTGGCATAGGTGCAAGCGCCGTTGATCTCCAGCGTGATTGCACCCTTGACGACCTGATCCACAGCACCGGAAATGCTGAATCCGCTGACATAGGCGTCGAAAATGATCTTCGTCCGCGCCGCCTCGGTCGTGTTGTCATTCAACTGAATGACGCCCTTCCGCATAGTGCGGGTGGCGCGACAGGACCTCAGGTAGTCCTGCGCCGTTGTCCCCGGTAGGAAATTGACATCGAGGGTCACTTGCCCTTCATCCCTCAACCCGATCAGCTTTTCGCGTGCCGTGCTGCCCAAGTGGGAAACGTCAATGACGTTGGCGCTCCCCGTAGGGCCGTTGAAACCAACCACTTCCGCGACGGCATGGGAAGTCGATGTGGAGGCCGCCGTGGTCGTACTCCAGTAGAAAATCGCGCCTTGTGACTCAATCGCCATGACCGTCACCTCCTATGCGACCGTTGAGTAGGTCACGGCTCCGCTGATCTCAATGGTGATGCTGGCTTTGACAACCTGATCTACCGCTCCCGTGATGGAGAAGCCGCTTACATACCCGTGGCCGTTGAGCATAGTGATGGCCGTATCGTTGAGCTTGATGGCCCAGTTCCCCTGCGTCCTGGCGGCGCGGCACTCGCGCAGTTTCGTCTGGCCCGTATTGGACGGCGAGAGGTTGCAGTCGAGGGTGATTTGACCTTCGTCTCTCAACCCGATCAACTTCTCTCGCGCCGTGCTTCCCAGGTGGGAAACGTCGATGACGTTTGCGCCGCCGGTGGGGCCATTGAAACCAATCACCTCCCCGATACTGATAACCGTGCTCAAGGAAGTTGTCGTGCTCCAGTAAAAAATGGAGCCCTGAGTTTCAATCGCCATTGGCTAGTTACCTCCTATGTGTCCTTGTGCCAGACACTCCACTCTTGCGTTAACCGATAGAAACCGAGTTCCCATTCCAGCGCGTCCAGGTCGTTGACCAGGATCGCCTCAAACGACGTTGCGGAACCCATAACGTTTGCGACGCGGGTGCTTAGGTCTTTCGCACCCGCATAGCTTGTCGCCCAGCAATCAAACTGTATCGTAGGGTTCTCGAGATGAGAGTACCCGTCCAAGGCATTGACCCGGTGGCCGCTGATCCTCGAATAGACAAGCGCGGGGAGGGCGTCCGAGCCTTGAGGGACGGCCATCGGGTATATGCGTGTCGAGGTGACGGACGTGATGACCGTTGACCCCGACAGTAAGGAATAGATCTTCGACTCAACCGGCATTGGTCTTCCTCATGCGCCATTCGATCAGCCTGCCGAGCTCCTTCTGGATCGCATCCAGCACGCGGCCCGCGTTCATGACGAGGGCCGGTTCCACGAACGGACGCCCCGGCACCTTGGCCCTCCCTCTCTGCATCCTCGAGCGGGCTTCGCGCACGGTCAGCCCGTATGCAGCGCGTACCTTCTTCGTCCTCCCCGTCGGGATCCATCCCTTCTCGATGAATAAGCCGTAGAACCCGGTCTTGAGCCTCGGCTTGATGTTGGTCACGATCTCCGCGCCCCTGGACGGCTTGCCCTTTGTGACCACAATGCTGTCCCGAAGCTGGCCCAGCCGCCTCTTGTTCCGGGCCGTCGTGCCATAAGGATATCGGTAAAACGCACGACCCATCGGGGCGCGGCGACGCGCATCGTCCTTGACGATCCTGGCCCCCTTGTTGAGGGCCCGTTGCCCGATGCTGCGCTGAACCTCAAGTGGCAAGAGCCTCAACTTCTCGTCCAGTTCGCGCAGCCCCTTTTGCTCAATCGTCATGGAAATCATGTGGATCGCCTCGAGGCCAGTATCCGCAGCTCCGTATGCTTGTCGCCCACGTCGATGACGGAATGGATGTTATATTCCTTGCCGTCGTAGACAACGATCATGCTCGGGGTGATCCCGGTCGCGTACCGCAGCAGAAACTCTGTGTCGATGGGAGACGACACCTGATCCGCCTGCCACATCTCGCGCATGGACAGCGGGCGAACCTGCGCCCACGCATCGTTGAGAAAAGTGCTCCACGTCGGTATCTGACCACCGTATGAGTCGGGAGACGACGTGCTCTTGCGGATACTGATGCGCCTATTGAGTCGCCCCGCCCTCATATCTTGATCACCGTGTAGGCATCCAGCAGCCCATCAACAAACGTCCGTGGCAGTTCGATCATGGACTGCATTCCCGACTCCACCGACAGGCTTTCCCGGTTGTTGTACATGGCTCCAACGCGCAGCTTGATCCATGCCTTGATGCCATATGGCGTCGTGGCCGTGGAAGATCCGCTCAATGGATAGCCGCATTTGTACCGCACCCTGACCGCATTGATGACATCGTAAGTCTCCGGCCAATCGTTATCGTAAGACGGCACCACCCAGGCCGGCTCCGAGTCAGAGTCCACCGAATACGCCGTTGCGGACAACGTGACGGTGGACCCGCTCGAATCAATATAGGTGATGCTCAAGTCCGTCGAGTTTGACGAAAGGGGCGGGCGGGGAATTTCGATCCCGCCTTCGGGAAACGCGTCCATGACGAGTTCCCACGTCTGCGGCATGAGCGCCCGCTTCGTCTTGTTCTCAGCTTCGTTCTGCGCCGCCATCAGATAGACTTTGAGCAGGGCATCCTCCGACGTGTCGGACGTGGAGAGCCGCAGGTGCGCCTTGATTTCGTCAATCGTCACGCACGCCCCGGTTGCCTCCGTAATCAGCACAAGCGCCATTATCTCGACCTCCACACGTCGCCCGCGCGGCGATAGGTGTTGACGTATATTTTCGACTGCCGGTGATGGTCCCTGACCGGATTCGACGTTCTGAGCTTCCTGCCGTGTGTCCTGGTATGCACTTCAAGGACAATTCCGTCGGCGGCGTTTGCGTTGTAGGTGTCGTCAGGCGTGACCTTCGTGGAGAAGTCAACCCCGTCGGCGTACTGTTCCTGCGTTCCGTCGCTGATGGTGATATGGTGCTGCTGAATGAGTTGGGTGATCTCGTCTGAGGCGATAATCTGCCCGGAATCCTGCGCGGAAATCGTGTGCCCGATGATAACGACAATGGCATCGGCAACGGAGAGGTTCGCGCCGTCGTCTACAGTGATGACCTGCCCCTGGATGAGACTGACCGCCCCGGAGACGTTGACCTGTACACCCTCGCCTGCCGTCACGGGGACATCTGCCCCGACGCCTAGCGTAATATTGTCGGCATGGTTTTCGTTGACGGCTTCCGATACCGCGATGACATGGTGCTGAATAATATCCGGGGCATCGGAAACGTTCTGCTGTATGCCTTCCGCAACGGGGAGCGCCCCGCCCGCGTAAATCGTGACCCCGTCCCCGGCATTGGCATTTACGCCGTCGCTAACCGTGATGACGTGGTGCTGCTTCAGGCTCGGGCCGTCTGCTGCATTGACAACCGCGCTTTCGCCAGCGGTCAAGACGTAACCGTGAACCGGAACCGGTGCATCGGCGGCGTTTACCTGTGCGCCGTCTGCGGCACTGGCGAGGATGTGTCCGATTGACAGGGTAATCGAATCAGCGACGTTGAGCTGCGTCCCATCTGCGACAGACGCAAGCGTTATGTTCCCGCCCAATCCGACACCGTCAGCCACGTTCTGCTGCACACCATCCGTTACGGACAACAGGTGCGACTGCGTGTACGCGGGGGAGTCGGCTATGTTGGCATTGTAGCTTTCGGCAATGGTGATGTTGTGCGCCTGAGTATATGCGGGGCTGTCGGCCAGATTGGCCTGCGTTCCGTCCGCAACGCTGGCAAGGGGATGGGCGATGGCAAGGGTGATGCCGTCTCCGGTGTTGACGTGTGCGCTATCAGCCGCCGAGGCGATGATATGCCCGATGGTTAGCGTCAGGCCGTCCCCGGCGCAAGCCTGTGCCGTCTCGGCTACCGTTGCGATGCGATGGCCGATGGTAAGCGTGACATTATCGCCCGCATTGGCATTTGCCGATTCCGCTACGGACGCGATGCTCTGCGCCGCCCCCTTCGGGAGAAGGAACGCGGCGTTCTTTACAAAACGCCTGCGCCAGAACGGTATGCGGTAAACCGCCATTTACCCGATCTCCTCAAAAGAGATATGAACGTCAAGGGCCATGTCGTCAGTCACCGCCGTCTCTCGCCGTACAACGAACCGGCCACCGGGCTTGATAATCGGCCTGCACTCGGGCGTCGGAATCCAATGGAATCCGTTGAGGACGTTAACCGCCTCTTTATAGACGTAGGTGAGGCCGGTAGCATTGCTAGAAGCCACTCCGTAAACATTACCCGAGCATGTCGTCTGCCCTTGGGCAAGCGGAACTATGGCGCATGTTGCCCCCGGCCCATTCGTCGTCCCGGCAAAGGCAAGACCAACGGTCATGTACTGCGAAACCGTTGACCGTGCGCTTACAGACACCTCATGAACGGCAATCACATGGCTAGAGCTGCAAAGTACGTGGAGTAACTCCTTCGCAACCGTCGAGGCAGTCGTGCCGACGTAGCCGCTGGCAAACATTCTTCCGTAACTCATTTGAAACACCTCCCAATGAGGTTAAACGTCGAAAGACAGAGGCGAAGCAATATGTTGAGGCGCCTTCGGAATAACGGCGTGCTGGACGCCGCCACATACTCGTCAGCCCCGATGTCCCACTGCGCGCCGCTGCCACCACGGTCCTGCCCGTCGATGTCATCCTGAAATGGGAGATAGCTGTCGTTGTATAGGTTGTCTCCGTTGTTCCTCGCCTCCGTGTCGGAAGAAGCCAGATGAAAATCGTCATTGCTCGAATCGACAAAAGTTACCGTCTTGCTGCGATAAGAAGTATCGGGACTTGAGTTGTCGGATGTGATGTTTTTCGCTGTTACCGGCTGACACTGGGATGGATCAGGAATTGCGAAGTCTGCCGTTCCGCTTCTCTGAATAATGTTGTTTTTGATGTAATATGAGCCTGTGCCGGTATTCCAGTTCTGGGATACGTACATCCCGTTGACGTAGCTGTCCACTATCGTGTTGTTATAAACGTACGCATACAGCACCCCTCCAGCAGTTGCTGACCTGAACCGTATGCCTGCCTCCCCTGTATCGTAGATGATGTTGTTGTATATCCTGAGTGTTGCACTGCCGGAAGTCTGATAATTGATATAGTCAAATCCGAAAGTGTTACTGTTGTAGCCGGAAGGCGTTCGCATAACGCAGTGCGATACGGTTATGTCGTCGCCGCTGCCGCCTTCAATATCAATAATACATGTCCTAGTCGCCATGATGACCTACTGATTATGCATCGTATGCGTAGAGCTGCAGGCCGATTATCTTGATGTGGATGGGACTCTGGTTGAGGAATATGCAGCCCCAGTAATCCGACGTGTACAACCTGTATTTGTTCCCAGTCGTCCACTTCCCGTTATGCCTGTAACTCTCCGCTGGGTCGGTCCATATCTTGATGTAGCGCGTGGAGTCGGTCGTCCACCCTTCAATTATCAGTCCCGTTGTATCCGCAGTCCCGCCCGTGCAGCGGCATTTTGCGACTGCGATTTCGTCCCGTGCACCGGTCAGGTCACCCTGTTCGCCCGCTTCCCAAGCCGACAGGCTGGTATAGTTGGTGCCTGACCCGTTGTCCGGGTCTACAATTTTGATGACTTCAGTTGCCATTTAGAGGCTTGCCGTCTCGTCTGTGTTGGTTTTGAGATTACGCAGGTAGCTCCTGACCTGCGTCCATGTATAATCGTACTTGTCTGCGTAATCACCGACTTTGATGATCAACTCGCCGTTGTCCCGCAGTTTCCGCAAGGCCGCAGTAGGCATGTCATCGAGGCGGAATTTCCACAGGCGACGGCGGAAGACCTGGTAACGGCCATCTGCATCTGCCGTGTCCTCGCGTTCCGGCTCGATATATTTCTTCACCTTTTCTACGGGCACTCCGGGAAGCTTGAGAACGACGAATTTCGGCGGTCGCTCATCAAGCCCCCATGTGTGCGTATCCGGCATGACGACTACGGGCATCCCGCGCTTGTAGCACCCGCGCCGATCTTTTACTGGATCTGCGTGGGTTGCGTCGATTGCCTTGACTAATATCTGCGCCATGATCCTACCGTCTCAACCTGTAAGTACACGTTACGGTGCAAGTTGCAGTCCACCGGGAACATAGGTAAACATCTAGATGGACTCCGAGCTGGTCTCGGGACGGACGTACTCGCCCTTCGTCAGCGTCCCCGCGACCACCTTTCCGCCCGATTTCTCGGTCGTGGACCACGTCCTCGCCTTCGCGTAGGCGGCATCCCGGTCTTCCGCCGTGGAAAACTCCAACTGCATCGTCATCGTGTAGCGTGTGATCGCCATAGGCGCCTCCCTGGTGTTAGCTCAGCGTCAGCAGGCTGGCCCCGAAGTCCACCGTGAAGGTCTCGCCGTCCAGGACCGTGATGGAGCTGCCGTAGTCGTACCAGCCCACGAGCGGGTCCGCCGGCGAGGTCGGCGTGTCGTTGTAGATGACGGCGTACCGGAACGGCCCGAAGGAACCGCCCGAGGCCGTGAAGACCACGTCCTGCGCCGTCACGGCCAGCGTGCCGCCGGTCTCCGAGCAGTCGTTCTGGATATCCGCGCCGCCCGCCGGGTAGCCGTTCTGGGCCGTGATCTCGGCGATGTCGGCCTTGACGGTGTCGGCGGCCAGCGGGGCCTCGTTGGTCAAAAAGACCTTGAGGGTGTGCCCGGCGGCGTGGAGCTGGTGCACGCCCTTGGCCAGTTGCTCGACGAAGTCCTGGAACTTGTTGAATGTAGCCATCTGAAAAAC